CCGGCGCGTTTGACGCCCGAAACAGTAAATTCACCGTTGATATACGGGTTCATTTCTTCAATAATACGGGCTTCCGCTTCCGTGAAGCTGAGCGCATCGACCAGATAGGCTTCCGTTACTTTCCTGTTCATACCGTTCTCCGCCACCTTCTCGTAGCGGATGGAACATTCAAACCAATTGTGCATCATAACTTACATCTTGTTAAATGAGGGTTCTATTCTTTTCCATTGATTGTTTCCGTCCTTCTCCTCGAAGTAGAAGCGGATCACCGTGCCTTCCACCACGTTGCTCTCACGGAAGAGCTGCATGATTTCCGAATATTCGGGGTCGTTGAAGTCATCCTCGAGCTCGTACAGGCGGGAGATGGACTTGTAGTCAAGATCCCCGGCCTCGTTGCGCTGGAGCAGCGACATGGCCAGCTTGTACATGGGGTTGCGCCCGTCATCGCCCTTCTTGCCGATCCATGCGTTCAGGTAGTCCACAAGGCGCTTCTCTGCCACGTCTGCCCTCTCGTCGAAGCCCTTGACCCGGTTCCCCTTGACGGAGACCTTGAAAGTGTCATTCTTCACCTCGAACCCGAGCTGCTCATCACGTTTCAGGCCGCCGTACTCCTTCAGCTGGTCATAGTAGGCGGTGGCCTCCTTACGGAGCCATTCCTTGAACTCCTGGCCGTCCTTGATATACTTGCGGAGCTTCCTCTCCACAGAGGCGAGGAATCTGGCACGCAGCTTCTGGTAGTTCTTCTTTCGGTCCCCGTCCTTTCTTTTCTTTTCGGCCTGCAGCTTGCTTAGCAGGGCCTCACGTTCCTTTTCAGATAAATTCTTGATATCCATATCTGTTCTTATTTATTAGTGAATAAATTCCTGAATAAATCAGGGTCGATTATCTCCTCGTTGCAGTCAACGTTCTGTTCTATGGCCGTCTGGCATTCCCAGCAGAGATGGTTCACGGTCATGTGGTTGTTGTATTCACAGAACACCTTCCCACACAGCCCGCACCGGGCGAACATCGGCTGCACGGTGTCCGCATCCTCCCGACAGATGTCCAGTCCTTTGGCGTAGCAATCGGCACACATGTCAGCACATTCCTTTTCGAATTTCGTCTTTTCCATTATTATTATTGTTTTCATTGTTGTCATCTTCTTCATATTCCAATACCAGCATTGCCAACAGCCCCATCAGAGCAAACGCCCTTTTTACAGGTTCGTCTTCGATGATCACAGCCAGGACACCTAACAAGATCACTACCCTGTAACAGGTTAAAGATTCTTCTCATACCTCCTCCTTCCGTCTTATGGCCTTCAGCTGTTTCAGTGTGGCCTTCAGTTCCTCCAGGTTCTGGCTTGACACCGGCTTCCTGCATCCTCCGTGGCTCTTCAGGAAGGAGGTGATCTTCGCCTTGTTCATCTCGACCTCCATGGGATTGTCGCTTCGGTAGCTCCTGTTGAGAAAACCGATATCCATCGACACGGCGTAAATGGCCTTGACCAGCGCCAGCTTCTCCCGTCTTTCCGGATCCTTTCTCCTGTCGGGATCGAGCAGCGTCCCGATCAGCCTTGCGGCCTCGCTTTTGTACAACTCCGCGGACGTCGTTGTCCGTCCGCCGCTGAACTGCCGGACAAGATGCCTGTATTCATCCTCGTCCAGCCCGAACTGCCGTCTGAGGCGGTGTATGCACCGCTTCTGGGCATTTGTCGCGGGTAATTCAATTGTCTTGTTCATTGCTATTGCTGTTAAATGGTTCGTCGTTCAGCACATCGCCATGATAGAGGCGTGCCCTGTCCTCGACAATGGGAATCTTCCTGCCCACATTGTTTCCGACACGTCCGCCGACTATGGCCGCCAGCCCTTGGATATGAAAAATCACCTTGGCCAGTTTGGATGCCTGTCGTGCGGCGGCATTATGCGGTTTCCCTTTCTCCTCATGTGCCAGAATGACAAACAGTTTCTCCGGAAAGTTGCGGACAAGTTTCAGCAGCCCGTATTCCCTGCTCATCAGCTCGTCCTTGTAATAGGAGGCATTGTCAATGAAAACCACCTTGGCACTGCGGCGGTCACGCAGCTTCTCCCACAAATCCTCTATAGGCATATACTCATACATGTACATGTTCGAGCACTCCTGCGGAATGCCGACCTGCAGGCAGGTGTCCTGTATGCTTGCCGAAATGCCTTCCTCCGCGCTCAAGTACAGAACCCTGGCCATCTGGCGGAGATAGTTGGCCAGCATGAGGGCAAAAGTGGTTTTTCCGTTCTTCTCCGCACCGTAGACCAGCCATATCCCATGATCCTCGGGCTCGGGGGATACATAGTCGGCCCACATGCCGGAAAAGCGGAACTTCGATATTTTCTTGTCATACACGTTGCGCATGGTCAGCAGGCGCACCCGTTTTTTGGGTTTCTTCTCTTCCTTTTCCATTTTAGGCTCCTTCCTGCATAAGTATTAATGCCGATTCCGCACGTCTCAATCCGGTTTCCAATGTGTCCCCGTGCGTGTCAAGACACATGTTCACCACCTTTTTCACTATCTGCATATCATCCACATTGACCGACAGCACATCCGTGATCAGCCGGCGGTAGAACAGCAGCCGGTCATCCTTGCCGGTAGGCACGATTGAATAATACTTGCTGGAGAAACGGGAGAACAGCTCCTTGAATGAGTTCTTCCTGCTGCGCCCCTTGCCGTTCTGGAGCTTGGTACGTAATCCGTCGGATCCCATCATGAACCAGCCGCAGAGGTTCTCCGTGCCGTTCCAAAGGCCATGCAGCGATTCAAGCGCGGCATAGCTCAACGCGCCCGCCTCGTCGATGATGACCACCGGGTACGGGATGTTGCACAAGGCATACTTGATACTGTCCTCCATTTCCTCGGTCGTACCCTCGTCCGCGCCGATGCAGCGCGCCAGATGGAGGATGAAGGAACGGCGGCTGCGGCACTGCGTGGCGTCCAGATAAAAACAGTTCTTGCGGTTGCGGGACAGGTACAAGGCGGAGTATGTCTTCCCTATGGCGCATTCGTCCACGAACATCATCGCTTTGGAATGCTCCTTGCAGAAATCCACATACTGCTCGATCATGTTGAACACATCCGTGCGGGCCATCCTCCAGGCACGTTCCGAAGCGGCCACCCCAAGCAGACGGCCGACAGCCAGCCATCTGGCATCCCCGATCTTCCTCTCCGTGTCCGCCGTTATCTTCCCCTTGACTATCTCGCTGTAGATACTGGGATGGAGTCCGTATTTCTTGGCAAACTCCCCGTTGCTCCCGCTGAAACGCTTTCTCGCCTCTTCCAGGGCTTCCAGCACCTTCTGTCTGTATTCCCGTGTTGTTTCTATTTCCATATGTTATAATATTAAAAGTTTGTTCTTAAATCCTTTTTGAATGATATTTGGGTACCGTTTAAAAGAGTGTTGTCCACAGGTGTCTCTTCCAATATCTCGACCTCGCCGTCCCTTTCCGGAATACTCCTCCTTTCAAGGGATGCGATACGGAACCCGTCATTCAGTATGTCGCTCCTGTGGTCTATGACAGCCACCCTGCCGATCTCATGGTAACGCTCCTTGCTGTACCCCTCGAGCGTGTTCCGGTAACGCGCCATCAGCTCCCGGTTCTTCCTCTGCTGCGGGGTCTCCTCCAGAATGGAACGCGCCGTACGCGGCTGTGGGACCGCCTCGCATATGATCCTGCTCTCTCCCCTGAGGCAGACAACGGCGTTCAGCACCTCTCCGTCATTATCGTCCAGGTAATAGATGTCCACGTCCTTCCCCGCCAGGACACGCATGTAACCGACCAGCTTCTCACCGGTGCACAGCGTGCCGCCGTCACCCAGAAGATAGAAGGAGTTCCTGAACCGTATCTGTCCGGCCATGCTGACACTCGTTGCCGTCCTCTTCCCCAAGGAAAGAAGAATGCCCCGCCAGTTGATGGAGTTCGCATTGTCGGGGTTCTGTTTCTGCAGGAACACCTCCCAACGGGTCATTCCCTTATAGATGCTATGCTCCGTGTTGTTCCACTTCTCGATATCTTCAAGGCACTCTTGGACGATTCTCTCGTAAGGCAGGACAGGGACCTTTCCGACAGCCGCCTGGTTGGACTCGCTTCTGGCGAACGGACGGGCCAGCCAGCCCTCACGCCTCTTCTCCATCCTGTAACGCAACGGGCGCCAGTACGCCTCGCACCGTTTGGAACGGGCACTGTTGGCCTCGATCCTGACGGACTTGAACATCGCGCCGGGCTTGAGGAAGCTGTCCGAGAAACCGGCGTTCAGGTTGCTCTCACATTCCAGCTCGTAAGGAAGCGGCATACCCCATAGGGCGTAGTTGCGCACCATCTGGCGGTAGAATTCCGTGATGATGCCCTCCTTGTCGGTGCCGTAAACCCATGCGGTGATCGCCTCGCTTCCCAGGTCCACCCCGCAATAGAACCACACACGCTTTCCTTCGGCATAGAAGAAGGGGGGCTGACGGTCATCCACGGATATGATGCTTCCCGCCCACCGGGGATGTTCCAATGTCTCGAAAGGCACATACATGCCCAGACGGATCTGGCGGTTGCCCGTGCGACGGCGCGAGGTGGCCACGCCCGACTCCCACGAGGACAGGAAGCCGCTTACCGTACGTTGGGATATCTTTCCGTACCCCTTCGGGTCAAACACCTCCCCGGTCTCCACATCCACAACCTCCACATAACCCGAAAGGAAGGCCTCGTACTGGCGGAACACCTCGGCGGCGTCAGGTTTCCATGACTGGTGCGCGAACATGCTCTCCAGAAGGGCACGGGCCTTCTCCGTCCGTATTCCCGCGGAATTGTTGCCCCTGTTCTTGTTGACAAGGAAACGGTATCTATCCTCCGCATCCAGGGCGGCGTATTTCCTCATTTTCTCCAGAAGGCGGGCACGGGAGGGGGGCAGCGTGTGCGTCTTCCCGAATTTTTCCTCCAGCACCTTCCCGAATGTACTGTAGTCATTCCAGACCGAGTCGTCCAGCCCGTACATGCTTCTTCTGCCTCTGGACTGCCACTCGGTAAGACGGGCCTCGCGCAGCGCCAGCAGGGCGTTCAGGACGGAGGCGTTCATCACATACCTTTCCTGCTCCTCAGCGGAGAGCTTCCCGCCGGCATCCTCGTAGATGCTGGAATAGAACTCCACGGCGGCGGCGTCCGTGTTGAAGTAAAGCAGGAGGATATGTTCCACACGGCGGGGATCGCCGAGGGACTCCCGTATGGTGACGGGAAGGGAGTCGAAGAGCACCAGCAGACGTCTTCCGCTGCCACCGCCGCGGCTGTACCGCTTGATGCCGGTGGGCTTGTTCTGATGACGGTTCAGCTGCTTCTTCAGGTTATCGTAGCTGTAAAACCGCGGGACAAGCTCGTCTTTGGTGACTACCAGTATGTTGTTGTCTATGAAGATTGGCATTTCTGTATAATTTGACTTTGTGCGGTTTCCGGCGTCGGACCGGAAACGAGGGCCGTCTTCCGGTTCCCTGACCGCGATCCTATTTTTCCTCCCTGTAATACCTTTGCCCGATAAGGGAAAGGCAGCATACGACTGCAAGGACCGAGGCGGCAAGGTTCTCGTTGAAGGTGGGGCGGAGGTTGTCCGCCAGTCTGAGCACTACCACAAGGCCGATGATTGCGGCCACTATATGGATTATTCTGAATGTTTTCATTACCAATTTGATATTATATTTTCCATAATATTCCGGATTTTTTCATCCGGATATTTCTTCACCTTTATAAATTCGGCGACAAGAGGTCCGAATCCAACCTGAATGTTAAACCCGTTATCATTCAGCAACCTTATATAAATCATAGGTAACAACGCCAATTTATATAAGGAAAACCCGATATTTATCAAGTATATGTATTCTTTTGTTATCCAATGCCCGTGCATGTATCGCTCGTTTATATATTATTTAACTTTTCTACAAATTCGGCAATGATACAGTCTGCATCACCGCCAGGTTTCCAATTCTCTAAAATGGAGGAAAGAGCTTCAATTGCTTGTTCTCTATGCCAGCCCGCTCCCGCTACAAATCCCTGATAATATGCAGGGAATAAACTACCGCTACTCCTGCTTTCAGCAAAAAGATGAGCTGCTTCTTCTACTGTTTGTTTCATACTCTATGCCTTTTTAAGGGTTAATAAAATTGTCTTTAAATCTCCGTCCCTATCCGTCACGGACCGGGACGGAATGTCACATTTTTTATTTATTGTTTTCTCTGTAGGTTGCTTTCCCGTATATGGTGGGATAGTAGACGACATCACCGAACGGTCCGGTCTGTTTTGTCAGCAAACCGTTTCTTACCATTTCGTCCAGTTCACCGGAGGAGCTGCCAGTCATCCCATTCTTTTTGCAGATATTCCCCAAGAGAATAAGTTGCTTCTTGTTTAACTTCATCTTCTTTCCTTTTTATGAGTTGTTATTTGTCCACTTCCTCCAGCATTACGAGCGTTACTACGAGTGTTACTAAAAGTAACGCTGGGGTTGTATGAACTATTTTTCGATTTCCTTGACCAGACGCTTCGCTCCGGCTATGTCCCATATCTTGTCGACCATCTCCGCGACCTTCATGTCGGTTGTCGGTCCTATCTTCACCATCACCGCCCCTTCGGCGTCCTGGTCCTTGGGAATGATGATGGGGCAGATCATTCCATATTCACGCCAGATCGTTATCACGATCCTCAGGTATTCAAGGTTGATACCCATCGTATAAGTAATCATCCCTGTTCCTCCCATTCTATCAGCAGTTGTCTGTACACCGGAACAGGTTCGGGATATATGATGCCTTTGTTCTTGTGGGATATGGCCAGCTTCGTCAGCCTGTCGGCTATACGGCGGCTCATTGTGTTGCCGGAATACACCTTGCATACATGGGAGTAGGTGACTTTCATGTTGGCGGCGACCGTTTTCAGGTCATTCCGGTTGAGATAACGGCACACAGCCTGTTTCCAGTCGATGAAGTCCGGACGGAACTTGGGCGCAGGGAGCGTCGGACGCTGTGCCGGACGAACGGAGTAGCCGCCGGTACGACGGATGGAGGGGAGAACCTCGTTAGTTACCCATTTGCGGAAGGCTTTTGCTTCGGGCTTGCGGGAAAGGAAGATCAGATGGTATAAACCAGACTCATTTACAACTGTAATTTGCTGATTTCCACCGAGGGTGTCCATATTTGGTGCCTGTTGCACAACTCAAAATTA